ATTCAGGAGCTGCGGGAGATCACCATGTACGACGAGCTGGAGCTGGACACCCTGGGCGACCGGAAAACGGCGCTGTTCGTCATTATTTCCGATACCGATGACACCTTCAATTTCGTCGTGGCGATCATGTATTCTCAGCTCTTCAACCTTCTCTGCGACAAAGCAGATGACGTTTACAACGGACGGCTTCCCGTCCATGTGCGCTGTCTGCTGGACGAGTTTGCGAACATCGGTCAAATCCCGAAGTTTGATAAGCTCATCGCAACCATAGTATCCTTAAAGGTCATGTCACGGTTATAGCGTCCCTTCAGGACTTCGATGAGCTGACGACGTTCCCGTTTATAAACCACATCAAAGCAGGTGTTCTTGTTTTCGTTCAGGGAGCGGATCAGCTTCTTGCGGATCGCAGCTGCTTTGTTCAGATATGCATCCTTGTCTTTGCCTTCGCTCATAGCAGCAAGGCTGTTTGCGGAAGCGTATAGGCTCAACATTTCGCGAAATTCCTCAGCGGATTTGAAATACAGGTACACTTCGTCCGGAAGATTCTGCACATTTATACCACCATTGTCGTATGGCGGCATGATGTGGATATAAAAGTCACGTTCCGGTTGTGCAGTACTTTTTTCACCGGGCAGACCCATAAACAGATGACCCTCACGGAAAATATGATGTGAATCCCAGTTCAGGTCGTATTCATAGATGTTGAAATTGGTCACATATTGCTTGGCGTCCCAATCGAGGCATGAATACACAACGCCGTAGAAAGAACGGTTCAGTTCATCATCGGTCAGAAGCGTCGCTTTTTGCTTAATCTTTTCGTCGTAGTCAACGACCTTATCAACGTCGATATAATACTGGCTGTTGGCATCATTGAAGATAATGAACTGCCCGGAAACGGTTGTCATGATTTCTTTCAATGTGACTTTTACCGCAGACAGAAGGAAGTCTGCATCTTGCTCCGGCATCAGCATATATAGGCATAGATCGTCTTTAAGATTCTCTGCCGTCATACCAAACTGTACATCCAGTCCGTTCGTTGTCAGGCGATGAACACTGAGCGCATAAATTATCTGCATTGCCATCGGTTTATACGCCGGTTTCGGGAATGCGCGGGTGATAATATCTTCCAGCTGCTGGCTTGCACCGACAACACGGCTGATGGTCGGATCACTTTTGAGTAGACCATTGGATTTGATTGCAGGCCAGTAGTTATCAAAAGAGATGATACCCGGCGCGTTCTCCGGCACGGTTGTGTCGAAGATACCCTTGATAGTAGTGGAGATATTCTTCAGAATATCAGATGGAATCCGATGAAGTCAAGCAACGCTGCAACCGGCAGTATTCCGCACGAACAGCCTATTCGCTGCGTGATCTCAAAACACATGAGGACTGGAATGAATGGCAAGCAAATGTCCTCGGAGCAGCAATCCTGATGCCGCAGAAAGAAATTGACCTTGCCGCATGGTATTTCATCCCTGAAAAGAAGCTGACGTCCTATGGCGGCTACTTTACATACCGGGATCGCCTGTCGCTCAGAGCGATATGCGCTCAACTTGGTGTTTCCCAGTCAGCAGCCGTCATCCGTCTGCGCCAGCTTGGTTATCTCGAAGACCGCCCATATTCAGAGTTCGATGATCCGACGGAGGTATGGGCATGAAAAAGAATATCCGTGTTACTGAACCGTCTGCTGAAATGCAGATGAAGATCAGACGGGCGCGTATCGCCATCGCCAGCCAGAAGAGGCGAACGATGGAATGCCCGTACTGTCATCACAATACCATCATCGTTTTTGAGGACACAAGAGGTCACGTTTAGGCAAAGTGTAAGCTCTGCGGAAGAGAAACCGTCTTCAATGTTCTCAGTATGAGAAGGTTATATCTCCACCTCAACAGAGGATAAGGAGTTTAACAAATAAATATTTGATAGCTGTGCTGTGGAGCCGCTGACTGGTGAGTCTTCCTAATGCCGCATGAACAGAGTGTTCGCACTCTGTTTTATCGGCATGGGATCACAACTCACCGTCATGCGGCTCTTTTTTAGGCTTGTCCATCCGCTGCTACGCGCCAGCGGAAAGGACAAGCAATGAAACGAATCCCTAAAACCCCTGTCGAGTTCGACTACGACCTCTGGACTACGGAGGACGGAAAGTGCATGGTGCGCGTGAAAATCACCGGCGAAGTGACGGAGGTTGACCGTGAAGTCATGAAAGCCCTCCGAGCTGAGGAAAAGAGAATCAGACGCGCATTGAGATCGAACGAAGGAACCGTCAAAGATGGGATTGCGCATCAGCCCCGGACATTTTCGCTAAGTGCTGTAAGCGAAAACGAAATGGAGAAATCCGACTGGCTGGTCGATCCGACATCTGATTTTGCGAATGTCGAAGCGAGGCTTTTCGTGGAGTCTGCTATGGAGATGCTTTCACCGCTTGAGCAGGAAATCTTTTCGAGCTGCCTTCTCGGAGAAATGCCTATACGCCAATTCGCAGAGCGAAATGGAATGAGAAAATCGACTGCATGGGACATGGCAAACTCCATCAGAAAAAAACTTCAAGAAATTTTTTGAGTTTTCCCGGACAAACGGCAAAAAAGTGTCCGTTGGTTATATGAAGGGGTCAATTAGACTGCCTCGCTTGTTCCTTGAAAACTGAATAGTTCAGTGCTGCGGATCTTTCCGCTTCTGCGAAGCAACACAGCTTCCGACGCCAGGACCTCCCGCAAGGGAGTGAGCGACCTCCGGAGAGCTATAACAGCCGTGTGGTGCGGCTGCTTGCGACGATGCAGATGCCGGGTATAATGATACTTCCGTCTTTTCTTTGAAGGGGCGGCTCGGAGCGATCCTCGGAGGGGTGAGAGTCCCATGATACCGATTGACCATTGGTAGTCCGCAGCATTCCCGATTCGGCAGGGGCGCGAGCTGCAAATATGCCGGAAGGATAAACAATATGAAAACGCCCGAAAGGGCTTTATCATCAAAAACTATGGGCAGCAGTCTATGCAAAAAGGACTGCTGCCTATCCTTTTGCTGATAAGGCAAAATCAAATCTTGTGGAGGTGAGACGGGTGAATACCGCATCAACCATTTCTCAGCGCGATGCCTACAAGCTCATGCTGAAAGACTATCCCGATGTGATGAGCATTGAGCAGATGTGCGAAATACTCAGCATCAGCACAAAGACCGGCTACCGCATCCTGCGGGAAGGCAAAATCTGTTGTCTCAAAGTCGGCAGAGCCTATCGTATTCCGAAGGCTCATCTTTTCACGTTTCTCTGCATCGGTTGCGGAGAAGCAGTCACGGCGTAATGCTTGGACTCAATTTGTTTACAAAAAATGTTCGGCAGAGGTCCTCCAATTCGAACCCGGTTCTGGTATAATAGAAGCACGGTATCAGGTAGGTGTCTCTGCTACAAAGAAGGAGGATAATTATGGTAGCAGGACATCTCCGCGAAAAAAGCGGATATTACTACGCCGTGTTGAACTACACCGATTCTCTCGGAAAAAGAAAGACCAAGTGGATTTCCACCGGGCTTACTGTGAAGGGAAACAAAAAACGCGCCGAAGCGATCCTGATGGACGCACGACGCAATTTCAATCCCGAAGAGCCGAAGGTCATGAACGGAGACATTCTGTTCGCGGACTATATGGAAAAGTGGCTCGACATCATCAAAAGCTCGGTTGCAGTCCCGACATTCACTTCATACTCGACTACGGTTAAAAAGATTGTAGCACCGTACTTCCGCGAAAAGGAAGTGACGCTCAAGAACCTGACTGCAAAAGACATTCAGGAGTTTTACCTGAGTGAGCTTGAGCGTGTCAGCCCGTCCTCCGTCATTCATTATCACGCCAACATTCACAAGGCTCTCAAGTATGCCGTGAAGATTGACCTGATTGATGTAAACCCGGCGGATAAGGTTGAGCGTCCGAAGAAAGACCGCTACGTCGGCAGCTTCTATGATGCCGATGAGGTCAACGCTCTTTTCGAGGCTGCAAAGGGAAGCAAACTTGAACTGCCAATTCTGTTCGGTGCGTTCTACGGTCTACGCCGGAGCGAAGCAATCGGTCTGAAATGGGATGCCATCGACTTTGACCAGAACACCATCACCATTCGTCATACGGTTACTTCCTGTGATCTCGACGGCAAGCGCGTCCTGGTTGCGTCGGACACCACAAAGACCAAATCGAGTATGAGAACACTGCCTCTTGTTCCCTTCATGCGGGAAAGACTTCTTACGCTGAAAGAAGAACAGCAGGAAAACCGCCGCTTGTGCGGACGCAGCTACATCAAGGACTATCTTGAGTATGTATGTGTCAATGAGATTGGCGATCTGATCAAGCCCCACTACGTCACAGAGAGCTTTCCGAAGCTGCTCAAGACAAAGGGAATGAGACAGATCAGGTATCACGATCTCCGGCACCCGTATGTCAAGCACACGACAAAAATTTTTAGCTTGCGCTTGATGGATTTTCAAGCGCAGGCTTATCCTGATGCTCGGCGAAAAACTTGCGGAGCTTGTCAGCTTCTTCGGGGAGGACAAAGCCAAAGCCCTGTCCGTCTACTCTGCAATAGAGAGCGATTTTCATGTCTGCCACCTCAATAGAAAATGTCTTGGATTTTATATGCGATCTCAATGCGCTTATCGGGGTACACCAGCACCCGGTCGATCAGCAGCTCGGCCATCTCAGTGGTCAGCGTGTCCGCATCGAAAATCGCCTTGGACGCTTCCTTGCGGCTGTCCTGCCGCACCTGTTCGTCCTGCTTTTGCTTCGCCTGTGCCAATACTGCGGCATAGGCATTTTTCGTTTTCAAAAGCAGCTCGTCACACGCGGCCTTTTCCGCCTTGTAGGTGTTCAGGTCGATCTCGCCCATGAGATAGCGTTCGTAAAGTGTGCGCTTGCCGTCTTGCAGCGTCTCGATCTGCTGCTCATATTCGGCGCGTTCCGGTACGGAGGAATCCACCCGGAGCGTACCGTCCGGGGCAAGCGGTGCGGCGGCTTCCATTTGCTTTTTCAGCGTCAGGAATACCGTCTGCTCCAGCTCTGCGGCATTGAGGCGCATCTTGTGGCAGCGGCTTTCTACGTCCGCCTCGGAATGGCGGCAGTGATAGTATGAGGTTTTCTGCATGGTGCGGGATAGTGCATGACCGCAGCAGCCACAGAAGGCTTTGCCTTTCAGCGGGTAGTCCCGCTTCTTTTTGTCGGGCTGGGAAAAGCGGAGTTGGCTGGCCTGCACGGTATCAAACACGGCTTTCTCAACGATGGCCGGGTGATGGTCGGGGATGATGTACCATGATTCTCTGTCCTTCAGGCGGCTTCTGGTGCCGCCTACTTCGAGAACCGCCCGCTTGCCGATCACATACACGCCGGTGTAGCGTTCGTCCTCCAAAATGCGGAGAATGGTGGATGCACTCCAAATCCCGTGACAGCGGGAAATATCGTGGGTGTGATTGCCGCGCGCTGCTTTGTACTGGCCGGGGGTAGGGATACTTCTGCGGAACAGCTCCCTTGTGATGGCGGTGGCGTTGATCCCCTCGGCGGCAAGCTGGAAGATAAGCTGCACGATGGCAGCGGCCTCCGGGTCAGGCTCCATTCTGCCATCGGCGCTTTTGCGGTAGCCGTAGGGACAGATTTTGCTCTGATACTCGCCGCGCTGCATCTTGGCGTACTTGGCGCTCTTGGTCTTGATGGACATATCGCGGCTGTAATACTCGCTGATGAGATACTTGAACGCCACATCCATGCCGCCGGTGTCGCCCTTGAATTTGCTGCTGTCGAAATCGTCGCTGATGGAAATGAAGCGGGTATGGAACAGCGGGAACACACGCTCGATGAAGTAGCCGGTTTCAATGCTGTTACGCCCGAAGCGGGAAAAATCCTTGACGATGATGCAGTCGATCTGATTGGTCCGCACCAGCTCAATGAGCTTCTGTACCTGCGGACGCTCAAAATTTGTGCCGCTGTACCCGTTGTCGATGAACTCCATAATCTCCGCGTTCAGAGCTTCCGGCATGGAAGCCGCGTATTCGTGGAGGACAAGGCTCTGATTTTCAATGCTCAGACTGTCGTACTTGTAATCCTCGATGGAGAGGCGGATGTAGAGGGCGATCACATATTTCTGCATTGTTCCAGCACCTCCGCATAGGTTTCAAACTCGCTCTGGAAGCGATAGCGCACCGTGATCTGCTTATCGTGGGATGCCTCAATGCGGTCGATCAGCCGCTCGATAAGAGCGCCGGTCAGCGCACGGTCGGTCTTGATCTGCGCGGCATCCTGTTCCAGCGCCCGGTGCTGCTCAATCTGTGTATCTATTGTCCGCAGGCCGTCCTCCAACTGCTCCATTTCCACGGCGAGATCGGCAATGCGGCTTTCGTACTTCTCCTTGTAGTCAAAGTATTCATCCTTGGTGAGAACGCCTTGGACGAGGTTTTCATATAAACTCCGCACGATACCGCGAAGCCGCTGGACTTCCTGCCTGCGGCTGGTGATCTTCTCCCGCAGCTCAGCGCGGTCAGCGGCCTGCCGGGGCTGCTCCGCAAGCGACAGGCGGTATTCGCCCAAAGCGGTGTTGAGGGCTTCCTGAAGCATATCTGCCAACATATCCAGCAGCCTATCCTCGCGGATGGTCACGCCGGGGCAGGCATCCTTGCTGATTCGGCTCCTGCTCAGACAATGGTAGAAGTACACATCGTCGGACTTCTTGCGGATGTTTCTCTGCCGGTGCAGGCTGCCGCCGCAATGGGCGCAAAACACCTTGCCTTTGAGAAGATTCGGCGTGAAGGCTTTGACCTCCCGCGCCTTGGCGCGGCTGGCGGTCTGATTGAGAATTTCCTGCACCGCCGCGAACTGTTCCCGGCTGATGATGGCCTCATGGGTGTCCCGTACCACCGTCCATTCCTCGGCATCGGCCTTGACCTGCCGGTGATCCACGGTTTTGGTCTGTCCTTGAACGAGATCTCCGGTGTAGACCTCGGAGCGGAGAATAACGCCGACCGTTCGGGTTTGCCACTTGCCGCTGCCGAGCAAATTTTCGTGGGTGATCTTGCCCTGCATCTTCTTGTAGTGGCTGGGAGTGAGAATACCCGCTTCATTCAGCCGCACGGCGATGGTATTGAGGCCAGCGCCCTCGGAAGCCCATCGGAACATCCGCTGTACCACAATGGCGGCAACGGGGTCGATGATAAGCTGGTGGCAATCGTCCTCGGCTTTCAGATAGCCGTAGGGAGTACGCGCACCGATGAACTTGCCGTCCTTCATGGCTTGCCGCTGCTGCGCCCTGATCTTGCGCCCGATGTCCAAAGCGTAGGCTTCGTTTATCATGTTCCGCAGCGGGATGATGATACCGGAATGGGCATCCTCCGGGGCGGCGGTGTCGAAGTTTTCATTGACCGCAATAAAGCGGATGCTGCGGATGCGAAAATACTGCTCGATGTAGTAGCCGGTGTCGATGGTGTTTCGCCCCAAACGGGAAAGGTCTTTGACAATCACGCAGTTGACGTGACCGGCCTCAATATCCGAGAGCATCTGCTGAAAGCCCGGACGGTGGAAGTTTGTCCCGGTCGCACCGTTGTCGATATAGGTATCGTATACGCTGATCTCCGGGTACTGCTCCAGATAGCGGGCAATAATCATCTGCTGGGTTTCGATGGATACGCTGTGCGTGTGAGTATCCTCCACCGAAAGGCGGACATAGATCGCGGCGCGGCAAGCGGCGTCGGCCTCCTGCACGGCTACCGTAGCCGCTTCTTTTCTGCTTTTTCTCGCCATGCTCAGCCCACCTTTCTCTGTTCGTAATCTTTCTGCTGCGCTGTCAGTGCCAGAAGCTGCAACGCCTTTTTGTATTCGTCCTCATGGGTAAAGGTAATATCCAGCTCTTTCTTCCCACGGACGCGGATGCTCTGTACCATGTGAATGAGCGCCCTGCGGTCTAAGGTTTCCAGCGTGGAGAACTGCGTAAACTGCGAAATCCAGCGGTTGCGTTCACTCCGGTTTTCCAGCACCTCCGTGAGCTTTTCCTTGAGAACGCGGACACTTTCACGGATGTCCTCGGCTTGCTTGGTGTACTTGGCTTTGTAGGAGGCATATTCCTCTTTGGTAAGCATACCTCCCACAAGGCTCTCATAGAGCCGTGCCTTGAACTCCAGCACCTGCTCCAACCGGCGCTCATTGTCGGTGATGTGGTCGCCGTATTCCTTGGCAAGCGCCTGATTGATGCTGGACTGGTCAATGCCGGTCAGCAGCGCCTCCAGCGAAGCAATGTTGCCGATATAGGCTTTCAGGCTGTCCCGTACACAGTCGATCAGGCTGCTTTCTTTCAGCATGACCGGATGGGCGCAGCCCTTTTTCTTGCCGGTGGGACAATAATAGTAGTGGTACTCCTTGCCGTTTGCACGGTTGGTCTTGCGGGTCATGCGGCTTCCGCAGCACCCACAGATCAGAATACCGGAGAACAGGTACACCGTGTCCTCGTTGGGAGAAGTCCGGGTATCCAGCCCCTTGATGCGCTGCACCAGCTCAAAATCCTGACGGGCGATCAGCGCTTCATGGGCATCCGGGACACGCACCCACTCGGAGGCGGGGCGCTGCTCCATCTGCTTGATCTTGTAATGCGGCGTACCCTGTTTGCCCTGCACCAGCGTTCCGGTGTACGTTTCGTCCTGCAAGATGCGGATGATGGTGGTGGCCGACCACTTGCAGTCAGCCTTGTCCGCATAGCCCTTTTTCGCGTAGGGCAGGCCGTTGTTCTTCTTGTACGCCAGCGGGGAAAGGATACCCAGCCGGTTCAGCTCTGATGCGATCTTGGAGGCGCTTGCGCCCTCCAGCCGCATACGGAAGATGTCGCAGACAACGCGGGCGGCGTAGGGGTCAGGGACGAGCAAATTCTTGTTGTCCTCGGCTTTCATGTAGCCGTACACCGGGAACGCGCCGACGAAATCGCCGTTGCGCCGCTTCACGTCCAGAGAGGAACGGGTCTTGATTGAAATGTCCCGGCAGTAGGCTTCGTTCATAATGTTCTTGACCGATACGGTCAGATCATCGCCGCTGTCGTGGGCGGTGTCGATGCTGTCGGTGATGGCAATGAAGCGCACCCCATAGGCCGGGAATACCCGGCGCAGATACCGGCCGGTTTCAATGTACTCGCGCCCCAGCCGGGAGAGGTCTTTTACAATGACGCAGTTGATGTTGCCATCGGTGACATCCTGCATCATTTCCTTGAATGCGGGACGGTCAAAGATGATGCCGCTGTATCCATCGTCGAGCTTTTCGGAAACGACCTCAATATCCGGGTTGTGCTCCACAAAGTTTTCAATGAGCTTGCGCTGATTGGAAACGCTGTCGCTTTCGCTGGAATGATCGTCGGTGTAGGACAGGCGGATGTAAGCGGTAGCTTTGTATTTAGGCATGAAAAAGCACTCCTTTCTCCCGGACTGCTCCCGCAGGTTGATCGTTGTCATGTTGTATTCCTCCGTTTGGATGTTTTTGTTCGGTGTTGCGGTCGAATCCAAACGAAGGGCGGCGGGGAGCGGCAGCCCACGGCGAAGAAGTGCCGTGGATGACAAAAAGCACCTATAAAGGCTTCAAAACCTTCATAGGTGCTCAATAGGCGCAATGAAACAGCAGAAAGGGCAGGCGGGTGCAGAAAACTGCTTTCATGCCGTATTAGCCCGGTTATGCGATTTGTGCGGCGGCAAGCCGCATCAGCGACACCTCCCGTACTCTTTTGTCATAGACTGATTTCCTTTCTGCTCAAATCGGATAGAAATGGCGAAAGGCGGTTGTTCAAAAGAGCAACCGCCTTTCCTGACGAATGAAACCGAAAAGGTGAACCTGTTTACTTTTCGATAATTTGCAGCGCTTCTTCCTCACGCCGCCGCCTGATCTGCCATGTGGTCAGCGCAAGGCATCCGGCAAGAGATGTACAGAGGGAGATCCCCCACAAGCCTAACACGCTGCTGTCGCCGGTCTTTGGGATTTGCAGCCGCTTCGGGTCGATCCAGCCCATCAGGCCGCCGGGAGCCTTGCCCTGCACCAGCTCATACTTCTCAATGAAGCGGTGGAGCATGGCGGCGATCTCAGCGCGGGTCGCCGTGCCCTG